CGCTATGAGCTTCAAAACTCTGGCCACAATCGACGCGCAGATCAAACGTGCTCCGCTTACCGGTGGCAAGCGTGGCGCGCTGGCGCTGCACCTCAGCGGCCTGAAGGCGACGCCGCTCTACCCGGCCAATCCTGAACTTGCGCAGAGACTGCAACTTGCGACACCGTATCTGGCAAAGGAAACTTTCATTGTCGGCCAGCACGACATCCAGACCGGCGATGTGCTGGCGATGGAGGGCAAGGACTACACGATCCGTGGCGTGGCGGCGTGGCGTTCGCCTGGCCAACGCATCGGGCGCTTTATGCATCTGGTCGTGGAGGACGTGCAGCTATGAGCGCCATCAGCCGCAAAGTGGTGCGCGAGGCAATCGGCGCGGGACTGGCGGCAAATCTGCCATCAGCGCAGGCAGTGTACAGCTACGCCAAAGCCAACTTCAACGGCCAGTCGCCGGTCGTGCGCATCAATAGCGAGTCTTCGGAGCGTCCGGGGCTGACGCAGCAAGGCATCCGCTCCTTTTTTCGCTTCACGATTGAGATTTGGGTGCTGCTCAGCGACCGTGACGGGTGGACAGAGCAAAACGCCGAGGATGCGCTCGACACGCTGGAGCATGAGATCATCACCTGGATGACGCAGAACCACAACACGTCATTGTGGACGACGCTGACTTACGACGGCCAGTCCAGCATCATCGTCGCCATAGACGGCGGCGATACCTGGCTGATTGAACGAATCCCGATTCGTGCGGAGGTGTACGGATGAAGGCAAAGCCACACGATCTTGTGCTGCGTTACGTCGGCGACGGCGCATACTTGCCGTTGGTGCCCGCGCGTGACCTGACCGCTGAGGAAGCGGAAAAGTTCCGAGAGATTATCGAACTGGCCGCCGCAAACGGGCAGCGGCTGTATGAGGCGGTCGAGCAGCCGCCCGCGAGGAAGGAGGATAAATAATGCCATACGCGACCTGGCCGTTCAACCTCTGCCAGTTGGGGCGGGGGACGGCGATCACGGCAGGCGGCGCTATTGCCGCCAACGACAACACGATCGCAGCGACGACCGTCTGGCGCGGCGTGTTCGGCGGCTTCGACGACACGCGCGAGCGCCAGACGACGCAGGAGGACGTCGGCACGATGGCGTCGGCGGAGCGCACCGCCGACACGAAAATCATGGCCACCGTGCCTATGCCGCAAACGACGCTGACCTTCGAGCAAATTCTCCATGTGCTGGAGGCGAGCATGGGGCAGGTCACCCCGACCGGCTCCGGGCCGTACACTTACGCTTACAGCGTGGCGCTGGGGGCAACACCGCCGACCATCCGGCCATACACGCTGCGCGTCGGCAACGTGCTTGCGCCAGCGGACATCAAGATCATCCCCGGATGCTGGGTGCAAGAATGGACGATGAGCGGGGAAGCAGGTGGCTTTTGGACAATCGAAGCCACCTGGCAGGGACAGCGCGGCATCAACGGCTCCTTCACGCCAGCGATTGCACTGCCTGCGGTGCAGGACGCCATCTTTAGCAACACAAATCTGTACATCGACGCCAGCGGTGGCGCCATCGGCACAACGCAAATCTCCGGCGTGCTGATCGGCGCCACAATTAAGTACAGCAGCGGCATCGAATGGGTGCCGCCCGGCGATGGCACGCTCTACCCGACTCGCATCAAGATCGGGCGACCGCGCGTCACCTACACGCTGAAGCTGGAACTCGAAGAGACTGGCGGCGTCAACCGCGTCGCTCAGCAGCGTGCGGCTTTCGAGAACAACACGCTGCAACTGATCCGCCTGCAGTGCGCCGGAACCAGCGGGCGCACCATCCGCTGGGACATTGCCGCACGCCACGACAGCATCGGCGCGTACGAGAAGAACGGGGAAACGAACACGGTCGTGACGATTGAGGGCCACGCTGACTACAGCGCAGCCGATACGCTGATGTTCGGCGTCACGGTCATCAACAGCCTGGCGGCGGTGCCGTAAGGAGAGCGCAAATGGCGATTATGACGCGTGACCAAATCCTTGCTGCTGAAGACATCGGCTACGAGGACATTGACCTGAGCGACGTGCCGGGCTGGGGTATTGTGCGCATCCGAGACTTGAGCGCCGCCGACCGTGATCGGCTGGAAGCGAGCCTGCTTGCGCCGCAGCGCAATGGGCAAAAATCGGCGGCGAACCAGCAACTAAACCTGAAGAACGTGCGCGCGCGCTTCTGCGCATTCTGCATCGTCGGCGAAGACATGCAGCCGTTGTTTAGCGAGGCGGACATCGAGGCGTTGGGGCGAAAAAGCGCTAAGGCGCTCGACCGCATCTTCGACCGCATTCGGGCGCGCAACGGTCTGACGGAGGACGCCGTCAACGAGCTCGTGGAAAATTTCAACAGCGGCCAGACAGGCGATTCGCATATCGCTTAGCTCTGGCCGCTGGGCACACGAACGTTGACGAAATGCTGGCGGGAATGAGCAGCCGCCAGTTCAGCGAGTGGATGGCGTATGCCGCAGTGGAGCCGTTCGGCGAGGAACGCAGCGATTATCGTGTGGCTCATGCTCTTGCTGTTATTGTCAATATGTTCCGCGGCAAAGACGACCAGCCGGTGAGCGTGGCGGACTTGTTGCCACGAGTTGGCATCCTGGCCGATAGGGCGAAAAACGATGACACGCCAAAGCCGCATCCAAACGTTCAGCGCTTCGAGGCAATGATGGCATTATGGGAACAATCGCAAACTTAGCCATCAAGATTACGGGCGATGTCGGCGACCTGAAAGAGGCGCTATCCGACGCTGCATCTTCTATCTCGAAGGCTGGCGACAAGCTGCAGGGGCTGGGATCGAAGCTGTCGCTGGGCGTCACCGCGCCGCTCGCAGGCATCGCAACGATGGCAATCAAAAGCGCCGCCGACTTCGAGCAGAGCATGAATGTCATGCAGCAAGTTAGCGGCGCCACCGCTGCGGACATGCAAGCGCTGCAGGAGCAAGCACTGCAACTCGGCGCTCAGACGTCGTTCTCTGCCGGAGAAGCAGCCGAAGCGATGCTGGAACTCGCCAAAGCTGGCTTGAGTGCCAGCGAAATCTCAGCCGCCATTGGCGGCACGCTCGACCTGGCAGCGGCGGGCGGGCTAGGGCTCGCGCAGGCGGCGGAAATCACGGCGAACGCCGTCAACGCTTTCGGCCTGGAGGCAAGCCAGGCGTCCAGCGTCGCCAACATGCTGGCAGCGGCGGCGAATGCGTCCAGCGTCGAGGTCACCGACCTGGCGCAAGGAATGCAGATGGCCAGTGCGGTCTTCTCTTCTTCCGGTCAGTCTCTTGCGACGCTCAACACCGCACTGGCAATCCTCGGCAACAACGGCCTGAAGGGTAGCGACGCGGGCACGTCGCTCAAAACCATGCTGATGCGCTTGACGGCGCCAACGGACGATGCAGCCGAGAAGCTGCGTGAGCTTGGCGTCAGCGTCTACGATGCGGCGGGCAACATGCGCGCGCTGCCAGAAGTGATGGCCGACCTGCAGCGTGCGCTATACGACACGCAAGCCGTCACGGTTACGTCGAGCAACTTAACGCAAGAGCAGGCCGAGCGCATGAAGTACCTGGAGAAAATAATCGAGAGCACACAGAGACAGCTGGCGGATTATCAGTCCGGCATCGCTGGCGTTGCTCAAAGCGAAAATGACAAAATCGTGGCGGTTGACCGCCTGAATCGCGTGCTGCAAGCGGCTCAGGCAGAGTATGCAAGTTTGGCTAGCATTGGCGGCACGACCTCGACCGTCATGCGCACGTTGACGGAGGAACAACGAGCACAGGCGCTTGCCACCATCTTTGGCTCGGATGCAATCCGTGCAGTCAACATCCTACTGAAGGAAGGTCAGGATGGCTGGGCGAAGATGGCGGCGGCGCTAAACAACGAAACCGCAGCGGCTGACGTGGCCAACGCACGAATGAAGGGCATGGCGGGCGCAATCGAATATTTCAAAGGCTCCGTCGATTCGTTTCTCATCTCGACGGCGCTGCCATTTCTGGACAGCCTGAGCGGAATCGTGCGCATGGCCGCCGACGGCATTACGGCGCTGGGGTCACTGCCGGAGCCGATACAGCGAACAGGTCTGATTGTTGCTGGCGTAGCGGCAGCAGCAGGCCCCGCACTGGTCGGGATGGGGACTGCGCTAAAAGTGGCAGCGGTAGGTGCGTCCGGCTTAAGTGCAGCGCTTGGTTTTCTTGCCAGTCCCATCGGCCTGCTTATCGGCGCCGTTGCGCTGCTCGGCGTGGCGTGGGCTACCAACTTCGGCGGCATCCAGGAGGCAACAGCAAATCTCGTCGCTCAGCTGCAACCGAAAATCGACGAGATCAAGGGATGGATGGAGGCGCAGATACCGGCGGCGTTGGCGACGGCGCAAGCGGTCTGGAGCAATTTTGCTTCGACCGCCACGACAGCGTGGTCGAACTTTGCTGCGTCTATCGCACCGGCGATAGAGGGCTTGGGGCCGATTATCACGCAGATGATCGACTGGCTTCAGGCGCAGATTCCAGGTGCTATTGGCGCAACGCAAGCGGCGTGGAATAGTTTATCAGCGATAGCCGCTACGTCTGGCCAAAAAATCGTTGATCTTTTCGGCGAATTGAACTCTAAACTGCCAGAGTTGCAATCCAACGCCATTTCGATTATCCAGGCTATCGGCGAATTCATGGCTCCAGCGTTCGAGCGTCTGGCGACTGCGACTGCGGAGTTGCCAGGCAAGATGGCGGCGCTCCAGCCAAACATCGAGAAGATCAGCGGCGCATTCGGCAACCTCATGAACGCCATCCAGCCGATTCTGGCGGCGTTGGGTGTCGGGTTGGTAGTAGCCGCCAACTTCGGCGTGAATCTGGTGGCGGCGGCATTTGAGAATCTGCCAGGACTCCTTCAGCCGATAATCGACACTGCCATCAACACGATCAATCTGATAGCGGACACCGTTCGTGGCATGGTGGAAGTGATAAAAAATATCGCCAAGGGCGACTGGGCGGGCGCTTGGGAAGCGTTCAAGGGCGTAATCGATGGCTTCAAAACTTATTTCAACACCACGTTAGAAAACATCAAATCCTTCGGCTCGACCATTTTCGACACGCTGAAAACGGCGGTGCTCGGCACGTTGACCGACCTGGACTCCAGCGCCAAGTCGCAAATGAACAGCCTGAAAAGCTGGTGGGACGGCATTTGGGAAAGCCTGGACGATGCGTTTGAGCCGGTACGGAGCGGCATTGACAGAGTGAAGGAAGCTATCGACAGCCTGAAGAATGCAATCGAGGCGTTCAAGAACTGGATCGGCGGCTTGTCCATCCCGAACCCGTTCGCTGGCATCCAACTGCCAGCACTGCCAGCGTTGCCGACGCTGCCAGGTTTCCAACTCGGCACCGCTTACGCGCATGGCGGATGGTCGTGGGTTGGCGAGAATCGACGTCCTGAACTGGTCTTTCTGCCGCGCGGCGCGCAGGTCGTACCGTGGCAGGAAGCGAGCAAGGCGGCGGGTGGTGGTGGCGTCAACGTCACGATCCAAAATGCCACCATCCGCAGCGAGCAGGACATCTGGGAACTGGCGTACCGCATCCGTGACCTGGCCAGGCGGGAGGGCTGGTAATGACGCACGCACTGTCGCTTTCCTACGGCGCAACGACGGTCAGCCTGACCGCATCCGGCGCGATGCTGTCCAGGTACACGCCGACTACGTCAGCAAACGGCGAGCCGGTGTCGGAGCCAATCGAACTGGTTATTTACGGCTCAACGCCGGATGCCATGCGTGCAAAGCTGCGCGACATTCAGCGAGCGCTCACAGCGGCGGAACGCCGTGCGCAGGCGCTGACTGGCGCAAAAGTTTATCTGAACTTCCAGCCGTCCGGCGACACAACCACATGGCGCAGTGAGATCAGCGGCGGCGTGCTGGTGCTCGACGACAAAGCGCTGACCGTGTTCGGCCAGGCGCAGATCAAAGCGACGCTCATCGTCACACGCCAGCCGTACTGGGAGGGCGCACGAACGCAGATTCCACTGACGAATCCAAACGGCGCCAATAACACCAGCGGGCTGACGATCAACAACGGCACAACCAACTACGCCGACATCGCCGCTGCGTCCGTCGTCGGCGACCTGCCAGCGCCGTTGGAGGTGCGGCTACGCAACACGAGCGGCGGTAACCGTGGCTATTACGGCTTCCACATTTCTAACAACACCTTTGCGCCGAGCGTGACGATCCACGTTGAGGGCGAGGCGAACACGAGCGGCTACGCAGGCACTAACTTGACCGGCGCATCCGGCGGGCAGATTGCCAACGTGACCGGCAGCAATCCGGCAAGCATTGCGTTCAATCTGCCAGCAGCGACCGTCAACCAGTTTGCCGGGCGCTGGGCGAGAATCCTGGTGCGCTGCACGAG